TGCCTAAAACCGAGGATGGCACTCAGATCTTTGACATTCTAAACGAGCTACTTATTAACTCTTGGTTCGAGGTAGCCCCGGCTCTACAATGGCAGGATTACGACCCTACGACTACCTGGGCCAATGCGGAAAACGTAGGCCTTGGCGAGATCGATCAGCCTGGACTCTATGAGATGATTTCACGGACAGCCGATCCGTTTAGCAGCTACAACCTATGCGCTCAGATCGCTCAAAGCGCCTTGGGCAATATGTACGAGGACAAGGCTGGCCGCGTATGTTATGCCGATGCCGATCACCGTACGGCCTATCTATCGGCGAATGGCTATACGACCATATCGGCCAATTACGCTATCCCGTCCAGCGTTAAGTCAATCTTACAAATAGGCAAGATCCGCAATTCATTGGTATTCAATTACGGTAACAATTACGCCAATCAGGCCACGGCGTTAGATGCCGCCTCGATCGCTAATTACGGACGGTATCAGCGCAGCGTTAGTTCTAACCTGCATAACCTCAGCGATGTGAACGACGTTATGGATCGTGAATTAGGCCTCCGGGCTATCCCACGTGAGCAGCTACAGGCCATTACTTTTAGACTGGATAACTCGGAGCTACCCGATGCCGAGCGTAACAAGCTGATTAACGTATTCTTTGGTGAACCTATCGTTATTAACGACCTTCCGATCAATATGTTTAACGGGTCCTTTAATGGATTTTTGGAGGGCTTTGCCATCCGGGCTACGCCTCAATTCGTAGACATAACGCTCACGCTGAGCCCTACAGATTTCTCATTGGTTGCGCCACAGTGGGATACGGTTAGCCCGTCTAACCTAGTTTGGACAGGTGTAAACGCTACACTTATCTGGGAAAACGCTTTTGGAGGTTTGACATAATGGCAACGGTTACCCCGAACTTTAACTGGCCCGTTCCAACTTCGACCGATTTGGTCAAAGACGGAGCTACGGCTATCGAGGCATTAGGAGATTCTATCGATGCCTCGCTGGTCGATCTCAAGGGCGGCACCAGCGGACAGGTATTAAGCAAGAACTCAAATACAGATATGGACTTTACTTGGGTTACTACGGATGATGCTAACGCGATCCAAAATAGTATCGTCGATGCTAAGGGCGATTTAATTGCAGCTAGTGCAAACGATACTCCGGCGCGCTTGGCGGTCGGCGCTAACGGCGAGACACTTGTAGCAGATAGTTCCACTTCGACTGGCTTGCGCTATACGGCTGGAACAGTTCAGGCTAACCCAGTTCTAAACTCAGCGTTTCAGAATTGGCAACGCGGAACTTCAATTTCAGTTGCCGCATCGGGTACGCCATACACCGCAGACCGCTGGCAAGTTTTCACGAACGCAAGTCAAGCCTGTACAGTTTCACGCCAATTAGTCGGTGACTCTACAAATCTGCCTAGTATCCAATACTCAGCAAGAGTTCAAAGAAACTCAGGACAAACTGGAACAGGTGGAATTTACTTTTCACAGAATTTTGAAAGTATTAACTCTGTTCCTTTTGCTGGCAAAACAGTAACAGTTTCTTTTTATGCGCGAGCAGGTGCTAATTACTCAGCAGCCTCAAGCGTTTTGTCGGCTACTATGGCAACTGGAACAGGAACTGACCAGAATTTAATTGCTAGCGGATACACAGGCGCGGCTTATCCAGTAAATTCAAACGCCACTTTGACAACTACTTGGCAAAGATTTACTTACACAGGAACTGTAAGTTCAACGGCTAATGAAATCTGCCTTTACTTTGGTTTTATTCCAGTCGGTACGGCTGGGGCTAATGATTACTTTGATGTTACAGGTGTACAGATTGACATTGGAAGCGTGGCACTTCCTTTTAGAACCTTTAGCGGAACAATCCAAGGAGAATTAGCCGCTTGCCAGCGTTACTATTGGCGAACAGGTGTTCAATCAGCCTATGGTATTTTTGGTAATGGGTCTGCAAGCAGCACGACTAACTGTAAGATTATTATTAAAAATCCATCAACATTAAGAGTAAAGGCTGCTTCCGTTGATTATTCAACTTTGGCAACTTTTGATGGTTCAACAGTAACAGCGATCACAAATGTAGTTGTAGATGGAAACCAAACTACACCAGATTACTCAGAAATAGATTGCACAGTTGCTTCAGGCTTAACACAATTCAGACCTTATTTCTTACTGGCAAATGCTAGTGGAAGTGCTTACATCGGATTTAGTGCGGAGTTATAAAAATGGATAATGTAACCTTTATTGAAATCACAGACTCATTAACCAATGAGGTCATAGAACACGCAATCATTGACCGAGGCAACGGGGAGTTTACCTCAATGCCAAAGGCAACCTATGAAGCGCAGCAAGCGGAACAATCCACACCAAACCTGCCTAGAAATGCTGACAAGCTATAACGGGTATCCGGCCTCAAAGGACCAGGCCGAGATAAAGATCAAGGCGTATCAAATAAAGGGTACGTCGCTGAAGCTTAGGTGTGCCGAAAGTGTGGGTCCGCTTTTGGCCGCCTTCGCTTCGGACTTTCACGAGCTAATCGAACCGATCGATGAGGGCGGCTTGGATGATTGGGGTTACGCTTACAGGATGGTAAGAGGCAACCCTACAAAATTATCGTGCCACTCATCCGGTACCGCCATCGATCTCAACGCTACTAAGCATCCGCTAGGCAAGTACGACACTTTCCCGGCTGAAAAAATACCAATGATTAGAGCCCTTGCTAAAAAGTACGGCCTTAAGTGGGGCGGCGACTTTAAGAGCAGGCCGGACGATATGCACTTTGAGGTAGAGGTATCGGCTACTAAAGCTAAACAACTAATAGAAAAGTTAGGATTAAAAAATGAATAAAAAACAATTAGAAGCAGCAGCTAAATCATATGCACGAGCAGCGCTCGCATCTGTAGCAGCTTTGTATATGTCCGGTATACAGGATCCAAAAGTATTAGCTAATGCCTTTATCGCCGGCCTCGTAGGTCCGCTACTTAAAGCGGTACAACCAAGCGAAAAGCAATACGGCTTAGGCTCTAAATGATCCGGGCCCTGATAGGGGCGATAGTGGGGACTATCCTCCTATCGGGGTGCGGTTACGATGGGTGGGTAAGATATGAGTGCCAAAAATACGAAAACTGGACAAAGCCTGAGTGCACTCCGCCTCAATGCGAAGCTACCGGGACCTGCACTAAGGACCTTATTACGACAGATGAGTAAAGAAAATAAGCGGCTAACGCCTGAGGATATCCACGCACGTTTAATTTTTCTAATCGGTGCGGTACTAGCTTTAACCTTTTTTGTAATTACCGCAGGTGCCGTATACGCGCTCGTCTTTGTTACTCAGCCTGTAGGGGCTCAAGCTCCTAACGATAGAGACTTCATACAGTTACTACAGACCTTGGCCATATTTTTAACTGGGGCTTTAGGTGGAGTACTGGCAGGTAATGGCCTTAAATCTAAGTCTAAGGATCCAACAAAGACCGACACGCCAAGCTAGATAGTTGCTTTATGTCAGTTGCTAGCCTCATACTGATACTACAAACGCTGAGAGGGCTACTCGGTTAGTAGCTTGATCGGCCTTAACAAAGGGCTAAGTAATGAATAGTTTAGATATATTGATCGGTTTAGCGGCTTGTGGCATAGGCTTTATGTTTATGGTCATTGGTTACTCTGTAGGTTTTAAGCATGGACACGGCGAAGGTTTTGTACGTGGTCGCGCTATCTCTCAAGCTCTTAAAGACAAGGAGCTAATCTAATGAGTTTTCTAGATAACTATGAGGACGTAAACGCAAGGATTACTCGTTTTCGCTCCGAGTTTCCCTCAGGCAGATTAATTACCATCATCGAGGATAAAGATTTAACGGCCGGATGGGTGCTTATTAGAGCTGAGGCGTACCGTGAGTTTGAGGATGCCGTACCTAGTGCAGTCGATTACGCGTACGGCAACGTAGCTAGTTTGACTGCCAATATGCGTAAGTGGCTGGTCGAAGATACTTCAACCTCTGCTATAGGTCGAGTAATTGGCCTCCTATCCCCTAGCCCAGCCGGACGGCCTACACGTCAAGACATGGAGCGGGTTGAGGTATTACCTGCGACATCTGATCCATGGGCGACTCTGACAATTACACAAACAGCCAAGGACACCGGCACTACATCGCTTGGAACAGCTGTAGCAGAGATAAGTAACCAATTAGGCGGTGAGTTAGTAGCTGCAAGTCCTCGCTGCGCGCATGGCACGATGATTTGGAAACAGGCAGCTGCCGGATCGCCTAAGAATTGGGGCGGGTACTTCTGTACTGAGAAAACTAAAGCTACTCAATGCACGCCCTACTGGCATGTTTTGGCCAGCGATGGTAAGTGGAAGCCTCAGGTATAACCATGGGCGAAATAACATTTATCAAAGACGGCTACGCAACTGTAATACACGATGACGGCGATATGACTGTCACAGCTTTAGATCGATGCGATCAATGCCTTGAGTGGCAGAGCACTAGCGGCGGTCTACAAGTGCGCGACTACGGCCAAGAGGTTGTGCTATGGCTATGTGCGGCATGCAGGGCCTAATGATCGACCGTGTAATCCTTGACCGTTCGCAAGAGATTACCGCTCACCGTACCGCTTTAGATCGTGCCGCTGTTATGGATGAGTCATGGTTTCGCCTATATGGTCAAAACCTGAATTATCACGAAATGATAACGCAACACGCAGAAAGCGTAGGCGCAGAGATAGCTGTAGCTGAGTACTTCGGGCTACGTAACTTCATGCCTAGCATCAATACCTTTAAGGCTGAGCCTGACGTTGAGACTTTAGAAGCTCGCATCGAGGTTAAACACACTAAATGGGCCAATGGGCATTTGATATTACAAGAGTCTCAGCGCTCGCGGCCTAACGATGTCTGCATATTGGTCTATGGCAAAAGCCCGGTTTATCAGCTACTCGGATGGATACCGGCGCACATGGCGATGATGCCTAGATATAAGCACACACAGCAAGGCAACTACTGGGTGAGCCATCGCAACCTATTCGAGATGAAGTATTTAAGGAGCTCTAATTATGGCGATACTCAAATCTAATTGCAGGATATGTAAGAAAGTAACGCAGCATGAGGATCGAGTCGTAACCGAGAACCTACCGCCCTACGTTAAAACGCTCCAATGTGTCAGCTGCGGGGTTATGGGTGTTGTGCTCATGGAGGACGTACATGTCACCGAGGTATGAATATGAGTGTATGGAGTGTCGTATTAAGTACGAGGTTGAACAACCTATGGACAAGGTAACGGCTCCTTTGTGTTGCACAAAGCCAATGAGACAGATTTACAGCGCTCCCGGGTTGTCATTTAAGGGTACTGGATGGGGTAAAGATGCCTAGAAAACTACTAGACCTATTCTGTGGAGCCGGTGGGGCCTCAATGGGCTATGCACGTGCGGGCTTTGAGGTTACAGGCATGGATATTAAGCATGGTAAGCGCTATCCATTTGAGTACATCCGTAAGGATGTTATGGAGTTACGCCCTGAGGATCTCGAGGAATATGACGTGATCCACGCATCCCCTCCATGTCAGACCTTCAGCGCTACTCGTCACTTACGCAACGCTCAAGGTAAGTCCACATCTAAGAAAGATTATCTTGCTCAGATACGCTCACTTTTAGTTGTATCGGGTAAACCCTATGTAATTGAGAACGTTATGGGTGCTCCCCTTATTGATCCTGTAAAAGTATGCGGCTCTGCATTTGGGCTAAAGGTACGTAGACACAGGCTATTCGAGAGCAACATGCCGCTTAAAGGTACTGACTGCCACCATAAGCAGCAAGGCAAGCCTGTGGGTATCTATGGCTCAATGCGTGATGAGATACCGGGCGGTGGGCATACAGCTAAGACTATGGCTGAAGCTAATGAGGCTATGGGTATCGACTGGATGCTATGGGGCGAGTTAGTTGAGGCTATTCCACCTGCATATACGCATCATATTGGGATGCAATTATGAGACACGACACTCCCAAGATCCCGCGTAAATTGAAATGGATTTGGATCCTCATGCTACCCTTGTGTAGTTCATTAAATACTCCTGCTAACGCAGTTCAGATAAATGAAATAGATAAATATAAAATATATATACATATAAAAGTAATGAATTATAAAGAGTTTGTATGTATAAATAAACTATGGACAAAAGAAAATAGGTTATGGGATCCCTATGCCAAGAACCCTAAGTCCTCTGCCTTTGGTATACCTCAGCTATTAAAACTCAAAGAAACTAACCCTTATGTACAAATGGATTTAGGTTATAAGTACATAGTCCATCGTTATAAAACTCCATGTAATGCCCTTGCATTTCACATACGTAAGGGGTGGTACTAATGGTGCAGGGTAGGCATGATCCAAGGCTTAGTCGTAAATACAAAGCACAGCGACTTATCGTGTTAGCACGTGATGGCTATGTGTGTACGTACTGCGGACAGGATGCTACGACTGTAGATCACATCGTTAGTCTCAAGCATGGAGGCGATCCAATCTCATTAGAGAACATGGTGGCCTGTTGTAAACGTTGTAATAGCTCTAAAGGATCACGCTCACAAGGCGTTTTTTTAGCACAGACGGCTAC